ATTATAAGCAACTAACTGTCCAATTCCTCTATCATCAAGAGTTACATTACCTCGTTTTCTAGCAAACATAATATCTTGAGCAGATAACGAAATGCGTCCGCCCCATAACCCTGGTTGATACTCTAACACATAAGTATCTAAAGGTCTAATTGTTGGTAATGTAGAGTTGTTACCCCCAAATTCAGGTGCAATACCTGTATTACCAACAATACGGTCTAAAATAACTTTATACATTGGAATTGCTTTATCTGGGAATGCCATAGACAATAATGTATCTTTTTCTAAGCTTGAACCAACCTCTTGGATTAACATATTTAAAGTACCAGCTGTCCAGTTACCCACAAATGGAGTAGTCACATCAGTAGAAGCCAACTGGATATTCCCAATTGTTGATTCACTGAATTCCAAATCTTGTGCTAATTTCCCAATTGTTGATTCGCTAAATTCTAAACCTTGTGCTAATTTTTGTAATTTATCTGTTTTACCAGATAAACTTGGTTCTACTTTTAATGCTTCGCCAAATTCTAAACATCTTTCAACAATTTCTTGCTGCTCTTTAGCTATATTTGTTTTAAATTGGATAGGCATAACAGCATTAGCGTCATAACTTCCTGACATTGTGTGTTGCATTTTTGTATCCTTTTTAATATGCAAAAATAGTTTCTAACGCATTGCTAGAATTCATAGTTTGAGATTGTAAAGTACGTACAGCAGTAGTAGTTGTAACAGCCGTATCCACCAATATAGCATCGGTTGCAGGAGTACCAGAACAATATAAATACTGTTGACGAATTACCCACCCTTGCATTTGTGATGCAACTTGAATAGTTCCTGGATATACAAAAGGGTTACCTGTAACTGGGTCTAGTAATGGCAACGGTTGTTTTAATGCAGGGTCTATAATAATCATACCATTCCAAATTATTTGACCTGTGTCACCACTTGGAGAAGTAGGAGAAAAGTTAATTAATGCTCCAGCGGTTAACCCTGATGGAGAAGCATCAGCTTTAACACCACTAGCTCTAGCTAACATCTGACCATTAAAATATCCTTGAGTTGTATTAGAACTTGCTAATAATTGTAAACTAGGTTGTCCAGATACTGTAGTAAATGAACCACCTACTAAAAATGCTGTGCCTTGTTTAGTCCACGGTACTATATTATATACTGATGCATAAGATAGTGTTTCTGCGTCTAATGGTTGATACATAATTATTCTCCTTCTTTTTTACTTGCCATCATCTTTTCAGACATAGCAACAACAGATTTCATTGATTCTTCAAGAGCGCACATTCTATCATTCATATCTTTGGAATGTTCCCCGAAGTATTTGCCAAACTTTTCTCCGAACTCTTTTTCTTCTTCTTTTTTCTTAGCTTCTTTTTCTTCGTTTAGCTCTTTTTCTTTTTTAGCAGATTCTGCTTCTTTCTCTTTCTCTTTTTTACGAGCATCTTCTTCGCCCATTTCTATTTCTATAATTATGGCTTTTGCACGCTCAGATAATTGTGTCATTTTTAAACTCTCCTAATTGAATTTGTAAGTTATTTAATTTCTGTTTAAGTTTTTTGGATTTGTTAAGATATTCAGTTATATACTTATCTTGATATTCTGGGGTTGTAATTGATTCTCCTAATTCCACAGCTATATATTTTCTAGCTACTTCTGGTGAATACTCTGCCAGTTCTAAAATATGTTCTAACTCTTTTTTTCTTACCTCCTCGAAAGAATGACCTTGTCTAATAATTTCTTGTTCTTTTATTTTAGATTCTATATCTTTAGATGATGTTTTGCCAGTTCTAGCATTATGCTTAACCAATGCTTTTTCAATGACTGCGTCAGAGGCATCTTTAGGGTTAATTTTTTGAGGAGACATATTTGTACCATACACTATACCAAGTTTATTGCTAGGCATAGCATGTTCCATAAGTTGTAATACTTCGGGGTTTTGTTTGATTAGGTCGTCATATTTCCACGGTTCTATACGTCCTGTTCTTATCATTCTTGATAATGTAATATGATTAGGGATTGTGATTGTAGTTAGTTGATGTTCTTCTAGTTGCAAGTTTTGAATTTGTTCGGATAATGCTATTTCTTCTTGACTTAGAGTAGGTGCAGTAGTTTGTTGGGAAGGTTCTACAAATTCTGACATAGCTAATCCACCATGCTGTATTGCTTCGTTTATAACAAAACTTACTTCTTTTATTGAACCATCTGCACGAGTACCAAGAGATGTAGTGTTTAATTTACCGCTCTCAGCAGCGATTTTATCTTCAATTTGAGTAATTACTGCAGTACCCCAAAGTGACAATATCCCCTCAACTTCTTCAGTATATAATAATCCTCTTATATGTCCTGCGGTGTTATCTACATCGCTAGTATCGTGATTTTTAATTAAAGGAATTGAACGTGCTTGGTCAACTGGGGTATTCCAAGATTTTTTAAATATAGCAAAGGGGTTTTTATGTTTTTTGTGAATATACTCATTAGTTAATTTTAATAAAGTATTAATAAAGTTTTTATCTATCTTTACCATTGTACCGTTTTTATCAGGTATAGTTCCTAACTCATACGCTAATAAAACAGGTACTTCTAAATCATGAGTAGCAAACTTACCGTATTTTGTAAGATGTTCCATTGGAACTTCACGGTCGTGCTTAATGTAATTGGCTGCCAATTTAGGACTTTCTACTCGCAATCACTGCGTGTTGAAATAATAGTTATATATAATTATTGGGATAATCTTACCATAAGTTATTGTATAAAAGCAAATATATTTTTATTTTATTTTTATTTTTACCTAAACATTGAACTATAACATCGGCAACCATAATCCTCGCCAGGTTGATACCCAGCTGGTTGAGGGCTTCTGTCATCTAGTCTAAACCAATTGCCGTCCATTGCTGCGTGGCTAGGTCTAACACGCTTATCACGTTGCGTATGCCAATAATATTCGGTATATTTTTGTTGTTTAGCTGTAGTAAATAATAATTCTCGCATGTTGTTTATTGTAGATTGCGTGACAAATGTAATTATTTTATGCTCTACAGATTGAGCCAACTCATTTAAAAATAAATTACTTTGCTCTTTATCATAATTATACGTATTTTCTAACACTGATAGCTCTTTGTATTTTTACTCTATATAATTAATATTTATATTAAGCATTTTATTGTTAGCATCAATTAGTTTTACAATTAATTCAGCGTTTTGTGATTCTACCTGTGACTTTTTTATTAAATTAGCCAACACCTCTTTTATTTTGGATGTAAAAGGGATTACTGCAAGTTTTGGGGAGGTTATAATTTTATTAATATAACTATCTAAATTAATTAATGTTGATTTGTTTATAGCATTTAGATCTTCCCAATGTTGCAACCTCCACTGTTTTATAATTTGGTCTATAACATCAGGCGTAAGGGTTTTAACATCATTTAGCTGTACTAGCAATATACCTAACAACGCCAATAATTCATCTTGATATTTATTCTCTAGTTTTACAGAGTAGTCATGATAATTAGGAATGATTTTCATTTTCTTACCTTTTTAATTATTTAACCACAGCCCATGCCTAGGTTTTTGTTGTTGTGGTTTTTTATATACTTCAATAGCTGCTTTTTGATTAACTTGTGAGCTAATAGCATATGCCATATTATCAATTTGATCGTCGTGAGGCTTTATTTCACCAGCCATCAATACATGCTTCATATCAGCTCTAAAGCATTCGCATTCTTCAAAGAATGTATTAGCCCAAGCTGCATCATCAGGCACATTAACCCATTTACTTTTTATAATACCTAGCCCATCATTAAGACGATAAAATTTATCTTTTATTGGTTCAAGCTCAAAGCACGGTATAGCTTTGCGCGGCAATCTTTGCATCATACCAATACCGCAGGCTCCACGCTCTATATTAACACCTTTTGGGGTAAATATAATAGTATTATTATATCTGACATCTCGCCAATAATGCCATTTATCTATTATTGCCTGCTCCAAGTCTGGCTCTTGCAGTCGTATTCGTAGCCAGTCGATAATATACCATTGTTGATCAAATTTACCCCTAGCCCACAATCCGAGTACACTATAATCGTTGGCTTCACTAGTCCGACTTGCACCATCAAGCACAAAATAACTTTCACTAAAAAATCCTGGTATTTTCATTTTTTCAGATAGTGAGTATCTGCTAAAGTCATGGCGAGTTAATACAACTCCATAATCGCTATAGTCGATATCCCAATTGCCATCCAGTAATTTAGCGCGCTCTACTGTGTTTTGAGCCATTAGACTCGATAGATAACTCGGGTCTTTTTGCATTAATATTTGATTGTCAGATAGCTTTGCTGGTATAAAAGTAAATGATTTTGGCTCTGCTATATGCTGTAATTCCTCAGCTGTATCCGCCCATATTATCTCGCCTTTGTCTCTCACAAACCACCGCAATACCCCACTACGCTCAGGGATTGGATAGCCATCCGAACCTATCCACCAATCAATCATATTTCTAACCCAACTTATTTTGTCGGGATTAGTAGTAGCTCTAATATAAGGCTTTACGCCACAGACTGAGCGATTACGTGATAGCATGTAGAAAAATTGGGACTGTGTAAAATGAGTAAGTTCATCAAATGCTAAATAACATATTTGACTACCCTGATAATTATATACTGTTGTCTCATGTTCTAAATGCCCAAATTTAATACTCGACCCACTTCTAAAAGTCCAATCTAGCATATGTTGGCGGGGGTGTCCTCCAATTGTCATATACATAGACATAGACTCGTCCCACAAGCTGCCTTGGTTACGTATCATCGTATTATTGCGTCTAAATATCATAGCATTAAAGTTGGGGTTGTCTATGTTGCGTAACCCCTCCAATAGCAATGCGAATGACTTGCCACCCCCTGCCGCGCCGCCATAAATACATATATCTGCTTCAGTTGATAAAAAGTCTTCTTGCGCCCCAGATTGAGGCTGTAGTATCACCACAAAACCCATGCAAAAAATAACATATTAATAACTATGATTAGAAATAATATATTACTCGTTTTACATAGCATTACTATTTGTCTATTTTGTCTATCTTGCTTCTTTTTGACAAATTTATTTATAGCTTGCTGAGCAGTTAATTTAGATTGAGTCATTATTTAGCTTTATTATACAAGTCTTGTTTACATAAGTGTACAATTTTGTCATTTACTTTAAATGTATACTGTTTATCGTTTAAAAATTTTCTTTTATCAATAATTAATGAATTAGCATAATCATTAGTATTGATTTTTATTATAATTCTGTCTTCAAAATATTGCGTCATTTAATTTTACTGTCCAAGTCTTTTACAAGCTCAAATCTGCTTACTGTCTGCATTGTATCGTCAAGATTCTGCAAATCACCATGGCGCATAGCTTCCGCTGTATTAAATGGTATTATATTACCGCCAGCATCACGATATTTATCAAATGACAAGCCCATATTGATTTTGTCGTCTTTGTGGGCGTCATAATACCAATTTGGTACAGCTACTTCTTGCCCGATTCCCACCTGCACGTACTGATATTTACTACGTGAGCTAGTCAACTTACGTGCATATTTTTCCCAGTCCTCATCTTCTAACTTCTCCATTAGATCACATTCGTGTTTATATTTGTCATCTGGAATATTGTGAAATTCGGTGCGCACGTTAAATTTTACTAATTTTGTCATTATTTTTTACCTCTTTTGTTATCGGGGATGTAGATTTTGACTTGACTAGTCTCCTCTACACCATTGTTATTGATTTGTACTGCCG